TGTGCGGATTACTACCACCACCTACTGGCCGAGGGCGTAGCCCCTGAACAAGCCCGTATGGTTCTTCCGCAGTCAATGTACACAGAGTGGTATTGGAGCGGCAGTATGGATGCCTTTGCGTCCATGTGTCGATTACGTTGTGCACCAGATACTCAATACGAAACACGTCTGGTTGCCGACCAAATCTCGTCAATCATGCTGGACAAGTTCCCGGTGTCTTGGCGGGCCCTGAAGGAAGCAGAATAATGTACTGGTTAATAGGCGTCATGTTGTTGAACTCTCAGTTGTACATAACCAAAATAGCTGAGATGCCGACCCATGACTTATGTATTGCCGCGATGAGAGAAGCCGAAATTGTAGTGCAAGCTGAAAACAAACAGCTTGTATGCATTAAGGACGAGCGCGGCATTATGACGTTTGAGGAGCATAAAAATGCAATACCAAAGCAGGGACTTCCCGAGCTTCGAGGCTTGGACGGAATTCAAAGAATGCGAATGGTGTGGGCGATCAACTCACGGCAAGACGTATTACGATGACCCCGGAACTATTTATTGCACATCGTGCCACGCCCCCCTTGAAGGGAACGGCAAGGACGTTCTTAAAGACGATGTTGATAAATATTGTGGGAATAGTTAGTGTCACAAGGCCGAAACTTCCACTTTCTTCAACCCCACTTAACTGGGGCATGGGAAATGGAATGCTTTCAGAGTGTTGGTTGCGGGAGTAGGATTTGAACCTACGACCTTCAGGTTATGCACTTTCCTAGCAAATTCAATATGTTGTGTTGTTTTTGCGTGGAAAGGCCCATAACAAGTGTCACAATTAGTGTTGACGGATTGCACTTTCGGGTGTATAAAGGCGAGGCCGCCGACAGGGGGCCGAGCTTATCGGGGTAGATCATGTATTCAAGGGCGGAACAGTATAGCGTAATAGAAAAGATCAGATGCAAAGAGGGAGAGACTAAACGAGTAGACTGCATATTCTGTGGGGGTAAGTACACTCTTACCGTATCCAAGAAAGAAGGTTCACTTGTTTGGAACTGTTACAAAGCATCGTGTGGAGCCAGAGGTGCTAAACGCATCGGCTACAGTCTTAACGCAATCAAAACTAAATTTGATAAATCTTGTTCCGGGTGCTCTTCGACCTGTACGGAAAAGCGTACGTTATCACTTCCAAGTGTTAATTCTTCAGTAGATAATCACACAGATGTTATAAACTATCTTCGTAATAACAATTGTTATAACGCCTATGAAGATAAAGTTGTAGACATTAGTTATGATCCTGCTAATGATAGAGTTCTGTTCTGGATGAATAATAATGAAGGCGCAGTAGGACGAGCACTAAATAAGAATACTAAACCTAAATGGCTATCGTACGGAAATGTATCCGGTGTTTTAGCTATAGGTAATAAACCCACCGCTATTGTTGTTGAAGATGCCGCCAGCGCGTGTGCTGTATATGCTACAGGTGTATACACTGGTGTGGCGTTACTTGGCACCAATGTGTCGCCTTTACAACGTATTCAACTAAGCCACTATCAAAACTTAATTATATGTCTTGACAAAGACGCAAGTAAAAAGGCTATAAAGATTAGTAGAAGTTTGAGTGGTATTGTTAATACAACCGTTTGCTTTATTCGCGATGACTTCAAATATATGAACCCAATTAGCATAAGGGAGATAATAGATGAAGGTGCGAGGGTTGGTGGTCATAGATTATGATTGCCCGGAAGGGTTTATTCAGGCCGCTGAAGAACAAAAAAAATTGCAAGACGCGATAGACGCGTTATGCAGAGGCAACCCAAGAGTGCTACACCACGAAGTGGATATCCGTGAACGAAGAGGTGATCAAAAGCCCGACATCAAGAAGATGAAGTTACGGATTAGCTAATTTAGCTATTTTATCAGGCAAGACCTATCGAAGTAAGAAAGAGGCCCTGACGCAAGTCGGGGTTTTTTTGTGCTCAAATTTATGTTGCTAGTGACACTTATTAGTGTATACTTAGTGTCGTTACGAGGCACTAATAAGAGCAAATTATGGAACTAAAGATCTTGAAGGGTCTGCTCTCGGCAGACTTTTTTTCGTCCAACAAAAGCAATCTGAGCCCCAGATTGTTTGAAGAAGAAGTAAAGGACATCTACAACTGTATCGCTGAGGGGCACGACAAGTACGAGAACGATCTAAGCACAGACGATGTGCTAGCGATCTGGGAGAAGAACAACCCTGTTGCTACCCGTACTGAACGCGATACCATATCTGATTTAATCAAACGCATTGAAAACGAAGAGCCACTACATCAAGGTGTAGCACAAGACTTACTCAAAGAATTATGGAAACGTTATGTAGGTCATAAGATAGCTAACTTAGGTATTGAACTCACTGAGGGCGTACCTGATGCTATGACACGTTTGACCAGTCTACTGGACAATGTTCGTGAAGGCGTAATGCCTAACGATTTTGGTGACACAACAACCAAAGACATTGAGGAACTTCTAAGACTGACATCCAACGACGCCCGTTGGAAATTCAACATACAAACACTATCACGCAACGTTTACGGAGTCGGCCCGGCCGAATTCGCAACGATCTTTGCGCTACCTGAAACAGGTAAATCAGCCTTCGCAATCTCTATCACTTGTGGCCCCGGCGGCTTCTGTGAACAGGGTGCGAAGGTTTTGTATTTGGGGAACGAGGAAGAGACAAAGCGTACAATGCTCCGGGCTATGCAAGCTTGGGGTGGTATGACGCGTGAGGAGATAGTCGCTGATCCTAGATCCGCTAGGCAAAGGTTCACTGCAATCGAAGACCGTCTTGAGATGAAAGACATCCAAGAGTGGGATCTACAAAAGATTGAGGCGTACGTCGAGCATATGAAAGCTGACGTTGTTATCATCGACCAAGGCGACAAGGTTCATATCAATGGTCAATTCTCAGCATCGCATGAGCGTTTAAGAGAACTGTATAGGTCATTGCGCGAGTTAGCCAAACGTCAGCAATGTGCTGTCATCACCGTATCCCAAGCATCCAATGAAGCCCGTGGCCGCACCCGGTTATCTGGCTTTGATATGGAAGGCTCAAAGATTGGTAAGATGGCTGAACTGGATCTGTGTATTGGCATAGGCAAACATGAGGCTGGGGATGTGGATGATACTGATCCCGACAACACCCGTTACCTCACCGTGTCCAAGAACAAACTATCCGGTTGGCATGGAACAGTGATCTGCAACATCCAACCACAAATTTCTCGTTATGTTGAGTAAATTGTCAATGAAAGTAAGACTGACTAGGCAGGACAGCCATACGTCCGAAATTATGGGGGCCGATACAGTCGCGCTCTGTAAGATGCAAGGGTTTAACCCGCGTCTAGAAAACGAACGACAATCAAGGGAAGAGGCTAACGCGTTCGGCTATAAAGCTGAGTTTGCTGTTGCTCGTCTGTTTAATGCAGAGCCCCCGGTGATCAATGTTCTTTCAGACGGCGGTGTTGATCTCTGGCTTGATGGAATTCCAGTAGATGTAAAATTCACGAACGAAGAGTTCGGGCCTCTCATCTTTGACACGATGCAGAAGTTCCGTGCTGAAATCGCCATTCTGGTTGGCCGTACAGATGACGAGGACGTGATGTCGGTAAACGGCTGGGTCACACGAAAAGTGTTCAAGGAGCAAGCTCAGAAGCATGACTTCGGGTATGGGGAACGCTTGTTCATGTTCGCCACAGATATGCAACCAATAGAAACATTGTGGCGGTTTCTAGCAGAAAAGAAATGGGGAGTAGAATGAGGGTGATTGTATTTGACTTGGAAACAACTGTTCAACGAGAGAACGGGGTTATTGATAACAGCCCGTTCCATCCAAAGAACAGGATGGTCAGTGCACACTGGTTAATGATCGAAGACGGTGTAATAGGTACACCACAAACTCGTGTGTTTTATCATAATGAAATCGAAAGATCCGATAGCCCGGATGACTTTATAGAAGCACTGAAGTCCGCCGACCTTGGCGTGGCCCACAATGCAAAATTCGATTTGCTTTACCTTTTTGAATCTGCATTACCTATCCCACCTAAGATGTACTGCACCATGATTGGTGAATATATTTTTGCTCGGGCGCAACAATTGAGTAAGTCGCTAAAGGCTACAGCCGAGCGTAGGAATGTAACGCGTAAGAAATCAGAACTGGTAGATGATTTATTCAAAAGCGGCGTAGGCTTTGAGGCCATGCCTCTTGATACAGTGATTGAGTATGCTGAGGCAGACGTGCAGTCCTGTGCTGAGATCTATTTAGATCAACAAGAAGACCTATTAAAGGGGTCAAATAAAGGTCTTAAACCAGTCTTTGAACTGATGAACGAAATGATGATGTTCTTATGCGAGATTGAGCGTAATGGCATCAGAATTGATATGGATGCTCTCAATAAGGTTGAGAAAGATTTTCTTGAAGAAAAGGAAACTATCGAAAAGAACCTAAGAGACATTGTTCAGTCCGTGATGGGCGATACCCCTATCAACCTGAACAGTGGGCAGGACATGACCAAGGTTGTGTACAGCCGCTATGTTAAAGATAAGGAATACCACAAGCGGGCATTTAATATTGGTGTCGGCTGGAATGGTAAGCCTCTGTACCCACCGCGTATGAGTGCGTCACAGTTTGCTAACACGGTTCGTAAATCTACACGCCGAGTAATGAAGACTGTTGCGTATCACTGCGATGCTTGCGCTGGGAAAGGCAAGATCCAGAAATACAAAAAGGATGGTACGCCTTGGATTAATTTAACGAAATGCCAGCCATGTGACGGACAAGGTTTCACGCTCATGGAAACTGGTCAGGTGGCTGGTCTAAAACTTGTACCAGAAGGGCCTAACGATGCTTCTATCAATGGCTTCAAAACTGACAAGACAACAATAGAACGTTTGATTGCTCAGGCGGAGAGTAAGGATAACCTTGAGGCTATTCAATTTCTGACAGGCATCCGTAGGCTAAACGCTATCAATACCTACCTAGATAGTTTCGTCACTGGCATCAAAACATATACGCGGCCGGATGGAATACTTCACGCGCAATTTAATCAGACAACTACTAGAACTGGCCGACTGAGTTCCAGTAACCCGAATTTCCAGAACCAACCCCGTGGTGGTACCTTCCCAGTTCGCCGTTGTGTTGTCTCCCGGTTTGAGGGTGGCGAGGTTCTAGAAGCCGACTTTTCAGGACTTGAATTCCGGGTTGCCGGGGAATTGTCTCGTGACCCACAGATCATTGAAGATATCTTGGGCGGCAAGGATGTGCATAAACAGACTGCATCCATTATCAATCAAATAAAACCTGAAGAGGTTACTAAAGATCTTAGACAGAAGGCTAAGGCGTATACATTTGCTCCGCTCTACGGCGGCATGGGTATGTCAGAGCCCCCTCATGTCCAAGCGTACTTCAAAGAGTATTTTAATATTTATCAGGGTTTGAAGCGTTGGCATCAGACTTTGATGGATGGCGTGTTAAGAGATGGAATTGTTCGGATACCTTCCGGGCGTGAGTTCTATTTCCCAGACGCCAAGCGGTTGCGTGGTGGCCGTATAACTAATGCTACGGCAGTAGTTAACTACCCTGTGCAATCGTTCGCGACAGCGGACATTGTTCCGTTGTCATGTGTTCGCGCTCTGCGTGAATTTAACAAGCTCAATCTCCAAAGCAAATTGATGCTTACGGTACACGATTCAATCGTTGTGGATGTGTTTCCCGGGGAAAAAGAAAAGGTAGTGAATGCCCTGAAATGGGCCATGAGCGAAGTTTCTGAAGAGCTTGAAACTAGGTTCAATTACAAACCTGTGCTCCCTCTAGACATAGAGATGGAAGCGGGTGCGAATTGGATGGATAAAGCCGTAGTTAGTGTTGACCAATGACACTAATAAGGGTAAATTGTAAACCTTACTAAGGAGAAAAATATGGGCGAAGTAGCCATTATCGACAAAGCTGAAGAGCATAAACTTGCCGCACTCCTCGGGGCTAATGACAAGCCTCAAGCGAGTGCAGACCGCCTTCCAATGCTGAAGGTAAACACAATGCGTAAGGACGCACAGGGCCGTAAGATTGAACAAGGTTTGTTTTATCTTAACGGAATGGATGAACCCGTTTACGCTGAGAAGGTACGCATCCGCGTATTGTCGCAATTGTTCCAGTGGATTCACTATGATCCAGAAGAGAACAA